CAACAGCGGTTGGATTGAGGGCCAGTTTACAACTGCGCCCGCATCCATATCGGCCCTGTTGGCCTGATAGAAGGCAGTCGCAGCCTCCTCGCCGTCGTTGTTGTAGACCTCCTCGAACTGGTCCCAAAGGTCCATGCGATCTGGCCATTTGACCACCGCCTGGAACTCAGTCACCCGCCAGACTGGCGACTTGGCTGCCCGCACCAGGACAGCATCGAAGTGCAGCACCGTGCCGACCCAAATGACATGCATGCTGCCATCAGGTGGCCCGACCTTCAGCGCCGCGCGCGAAATCCAGGTCTCGAGCTTCTTGCGCTGTTCCGGATTGCGGACGGCTTCGTCATTCTCGAGATCGTCGAAGAACATCAGATCCGGTCGGTAAGGCCCATGGCGGCGACCCCGGATCTTCTGCAGTGCCCCAAGGCCTTCGACTCGGATGTTGGTGCGCGTGACGATCTCGCCCTCGCGCCAAACGCGGCCCTGGCCACAAGCATCAGGGAAATCATGCGAAAGGCGCGGGTTAGTTGTGAGCTCGGCCTTCAGCGCCTCGATCAACAGCGCCGCCTGAGCATAGACGTCACAAACCTCGAGGCAATAGCGGGTCTTTCCCAAGACGATGCAGTAAAGCGCCAGACCCAATGACAGATGGGTTGATTTTGACGAGCCGCGCGGCGCGATGAACAGATCCCTCACGCCCTTTGTGCTGGCAAGGATTTCCGGCACGCGGGCGAAGATGTTCTGATGAAACAGACTATGTGCCCCACGCACATAGTGCGGCAGGTAGGTCTCCAAAAAGAACTGGAAACCGTCATCGGTACGAACGCGGCGCAACCGCTCGGCCTTGGCTGCAGCATCGGCCGGGAAGTCCTCGACACTGAGTTCGATCCAGCGGGAAAAATCGCCCGCCATGACGGCAAGGCGATCTTTGAAGTCCTTCTTGCTGACCGTTGCCTTCAGCTGCGGGCGTTTCATGACGTGTAGAGCCCGGCAAGCCTTTCCCCGAACGGCTCAATGATCTCGAGGATCGCGGCAGCATGCTGCGGGAAGTTCTGACGCACGAAGTCCAGCAGATGACCCATGACATCCTGCGCCACGCCCAGTTCGGAGATCTTCGGCGCCAGCTTGCGGGCCGAGCTCGTCATCTTGGTCATTGCGTCGGCCAGCGCCACCAGGTGGCCGACCTTTGCGGCAGTATCCATCTGCGGATTGTCGCGGATATCGTCCAGCAGCGATTGCGCCATGATCATGAAGTCTTCGACGACCGAAGACACCACCGCCTCAATGCCTTCACCCGCGATCACAGAAGCTGTGCGGGCCTTGTCCCAGTCATCGCCGTCGTCTTTGGCGGCTTTTTTCCAGCGGCCAAAGGTCGCCTCGCTGATGCCATAAGCCAGCGCAATGGTCGAACCGGTCATCCGGCGATAGATATAGTCGCCGCGCGCCTTGCGGCGTGCATCATCACGAACCGACATGAAAGCCCCCGTTCATGGCGAAACCAATCGCCGCAAGGATGAGGCCGCCCACAACCAGCCGAATGACCCAAGTGATGCCGTCATCGATCTTTTTCAGCGACTGCTGAATATGCTCCGACCGCACGGCCTCAACCGCAGTATGGGTCTCGAGCTTGGTGATCCGCCCTTCGTGGGCATCCAGTCGCTGGTGGGCTTGGGTGATCTGTTGCGAAATATCGGTCATTTTGCCACCCACTTCCCGATCACGTCCTTGATGGTATGTCCGCCCATGTAGAGCCCCATGTAGAGGCCGCTCAGCTGGATCAGATCGGCAAACGGCATGGCAGGCAGGGCGGTCTTCCAGATTGCGTTGCCAATGTGCAAAAGGATCGAGTTCCAGATCCACAGCGTTCCGATCAGATACATGCCCAGCGGACGCCAGGCGCGCATCCAAACCGGGTCGTCCTGCTCGGCCGCGAGCGCCGCCAGTTGCAACTGCATATCGCGATCATAGGCCGCGAGCATGTCGGGCGTGGCGTCCTCGACCTGACGCATCGCATCGATGACACGACCGGGGGTATCGGCTGCGAGGGCATCCAACTGATCGGGAGCAACGCCCGCACGGGTGGCGATCGCGCCGATGACCTGGGTGACGAGTTGACCGTTTGCGTCACCGAGCTTCTTGCTCAGCAGCTTTTCGACGAGGGGAAAACCGGCCTTCAGCGCCATTTCGGCAAGGATAAGGCTCATGAATCAAAAGCTCCGAAGCAAGGCCGCCACGCGCGGCAGGGTGGGGGCGAGTTTGGCCGCGACACTGTCGCGGTAGCGGTAGAGATAGGTGACGCCATAAAGCGCGCCCGCCGCGATCAGCACGGCATTGGCATGCGGCAGGGCCAGCAGGGCATCGGTGATGTCGGAGGTGCCAGCTGGGACCGATGCGGCCGCCACAGGTGCGGCCACTGCCGTAGCCGAAGTCTTTGCCTTAGCGCGGGCATCCAATTGGCGCTGCAGGGTAGCAAGTGTCGCACGGCCAATAATGCCATCAGGCGTCAGGTCATACGCCCGCTGAAAAGCGATCACGCTGTCTTTCAGAACGCCGTCGAGCATTCCGCCCGGAGCATAGCCCAGGCTTGCGAATCCGGAGCGCACGGCGACCTTCTCCCCGGACGAGAGAGCAAGGCCCCAGCGCGCAAAGGTGAAGCCCGCTCCACCGCCCAGATCTGGGGTGCCACGGTAGACACCGTCCAGCAGCATCGCTGCTTCACGCTCGCGTCGGGCAGTCAGCCCGGGCAAGACCTTACCGCCGCCCTTGTTCCATTCCTTCAGACGGCGGCGAACCTCGAAAGGCGGGGCCTTGGCCTTCCAGGCGGCGACCCAACCGGCCCGCTTGATCGCACCGGCGTTCCAATGAAATGATATGCCCGCGTCGAATTCATGCTGCAGCGGGCGCTGAACATCCGACCCGGTGGTGATGGACATAGCCACTTCAACCGCGGGCTCGTATTTTGCGTGCAAGGCCCCGGCCATCAGCGCACTGGCTTCCTCTCGGGTAATGACCATGCCCGCTTTTGGCTTCACCACGCCAGATGCCGCAGTCAAACCACCACCAATGGTCCAGACGCCAACGGCATCGCGATACGCCTTCAGCACAACACCCTCTTCGAGTTCGAGGGCGGCGACACCTTTGGCGCTGGTTTGCATGTTGATGGTCTCCGAGAATTCCCTATCTCGGCTTATGCCTCGCACATGGGCACGAGTTGCCCGGACATCAGGTCCGGTCCGGCATCATTCTGGGAAGAGGTCGGGTTGGCGATCATCGTCCCGACGGTTTGCCACCCGCCGCACATGCCGGGTTGTAACCCCCAACGCCCGTGCGATCGACGCCCGGTCCATACCGCGCGCCTCCATCCGTAGCACGTCTGCCCGCACCGATTTGGCGGGGCGGGCATGCGGAACATAGATTTGCGCACCATGCAGGAACTGGCATAGCGCAAACCCATCCGTTTCACCAAGCGCCAAAATCACCGGATGATCCGGGCGAGGCAGGCGGGGAAACTTCACGTCCTGGCCACCGAAATGCTGAATAAGCGCCAAAGCGACCCGCATGCCAAGCGTCTCCGCGACATCGACAAGCGAGGTCGGCAGATTATCAATGCTGACAGGCAGGTGAATGGTCATGGCCGCGTCTTCGCCAAAAGACTGCGCTCATCGGCGGTTAGCCGCATTCCGGGCGTGTTGGCGCGCCTGATCGTGGCGGCACGCCAGCATGCCAGACCAATTGGTGCATGGTTCACTTTTGGCCGGGGTGGCAGGCCCATCCGGCGTGTCGCCTGCCTGACGCTGGAATTTGACCCACCGAACAGCGATGCTATGTCCCGAACGAATACGTTTGCAGTCCACAAGACAGTCAGTTCGCCTTCCGGGAATACGACACGCCGACCGGATGGGCGAGCAGGCAAACCCAGCGCCTTCGCACGCACCCAGATCTGGACGCGGGAAAGGCCCACTTGGCGACCCGCCTGGGCTGACGTCAGCGTCATATCCGTCCAGGCGCGCCGAATGGCGGCGTCGGAAATGCACTTATCCATCAACCGGCCCTCCGATCGTGGAAACCTTTGTTGCACCAGCGCGCATCGCCACCCCGAGCCGGAGCTCGCAAAAGGCGTCGAGCGTAAATCCCGGCTTATAGCCCACACCACGCATCGTCAGATTCAAGCGGCGTGCCGTGTTGATGACCGCGAAATAGCTGCAGTCAAAATATCTGCCAATCTGCCGAGCAGATACTCCAGCTCGCCACATCAGCCGAAATTCTGCCTCTTGGCGCGGGCGGATCACCTGGCGAGGCCCCGGTCGACGTTTTGGCAAACCCAAGGCGTAGGCGCGGTCTCGGAAGCAGTCGACGGACATACCGACGCTCGCGGCCGCATCGGCCATGAAAAGTTCGGTGTTGCACCAGGCGCGAGCCACGTCAGCACTTTTTACCTTTGTGATGTACATTGCCATCAACCAGCCCTCCGATCCCGGCCGCGCTGCTCCATCTTCTTCAGCGCTTCGATGATCGGTGTGGCCTGCGCGTAGTCCAGCATGTCGGGATCGACGGCGACCGTCGCTTCACCATGCGCCACGAACCTTTTGCAGAATGCCCTCAAGGCCGGGCGCGAGCCGTCCTCGATGACGCCCAGCCGGTGGCACGATGACCAGAGCGCATGGATCAGTCGCACATAAGGCTTCACCGATGCCGGGAGCTTGCGACCTCCGGATTTGACCCTGAAACCAAGGCGCTTCATTTCGTCAAGAACGGCGATTTTCTGACGCTCGGTCATGGCGCGTAGACTGGCGAGACCCGTCACACGGCTCAACATGGCGCGATAGTCGTCCTCGGCCATCGCCAGTTGCGCCTTGGCGATGTTGATGATGGCTGTGGAATTCATGCCGCCCTCCCAAATTGGGGGGCGGCATGGGGATCAGGTCTGCGGTGCAAGACCGGAAATTGCGTCCCGAAGCTGACAAAGGATGATGCGGAGCAGTGTCCCAAGCGTGTCAGGACACACCAGATGCATGTTGCCGCTATTGTTTCCAATGAGCAGGCTATAAACCGCCTCAAGCGCATCGATAGCCTGGTCGAGCCTGTCGATGGGTGCGTCAGGCATTGCCAAACAACCCAAGCTGTTCGCTGGGCATCCCTTTGGGCAGTGTGTCGATCAGCCCCAGCGCCAGACACTCGCGCAGGGCCTGCACCACGCGCGGACGGGTGTAGTTTGCCATCCGCCAAATGCGCTCGAAGCTGAAACCCTGCTGCACACCCGCAATCACGACGCTGCGGATGCGTTTCGAGGTGGCTTCTTCTGTCCGCAGCTTTGCCAGCATGAACTGGGCATCTGCCAAGGCCTGCGCTTCCAGTTCGGCAAAGGTACGGATGATCGTCACTGACACCTCGTCCGCCACCGGCCCTGTCAGGACAGATGACAGTTGCAACGCGCCCTCCTTGGTGAAGCCGTAGTGCGCGAGGTCGGTGCGTTTCCGCTCGGCAGTTGCCGCAAAATGCGGCAACTGGTTCCGATATTCTTCGTCTGTCATTTCGAAGATGAAGTCGTCGGGGAAGCGCCCGATGTTGCGCTGAACTTGCTCCATAAGCCGCTTGCGCGTCACTTGGTAAAATTCTGCCAAGTCGTCCGCAATCATAAAGGGCGGTCGCCCCGGCAGCGTGAAAATGCGTGCGCGGACAGTCGCCATCGTGATTGATGTCATCATTGTAGTCTCCTTCGGTTACACGGGCCAAGACGGCTCCGGGTGTTGAACAGACTGCCGAAGGACAATCCCCACGCGCCTTTGGGCCGAAGCCTTGGACATTGCGCATGGCACCCGGATGGAATTCGTCTCTGATGAGACGCTCTGTCGGGGCGTAACCGCCTTCGGTGATCTGGTTCGGGAAGCTGTTCAAGGCTTCATCGAACGACACCAAAATGCAGCGGCTCGCTGAATTTGTCAAATGATCAGTCACGGCTGCACCGCGCGCAGGTGTCGGGGTGCGAAATCGACGGCGTGAAGGACGTGCGGCACATTTTGCAGGCAATCTGACCGCCCTCGGCAAGGTGCTGTTGAAGCGCGCGGCACTGCTGCGCCCAAACCGAACGCAGCTGCCCGGTGCTCAAGCCAAACGATGGGGCGATCACGCTGAGCTTCTCGCCGCCGACGATCC